TAGAAATACAACTCTATCTTGTTTCACATCATATTTAAAATCTGCTCTACCCCAAGACCAAGACTCCCAACAATTATTATTTGATAACCAACGCATGGCCTTTTCATTTGAGTATATAGATTGAAAACTATCTGGTATCTTAAATTCTATATCTTCTATGTGTAATGATTTATTTCCATGAAATACTCTTTCAACGTACTGCATATTCTTTTCCCCCTCTTGTTTACCTTTTGCGTTACATGATGCATGAAAGCAATACCACCCTAATTTATTTTCAGTTGTATCTATAGACAGTGTGTTTCTTCCGTTACAGAATGGACAATCCATTCTTGTTTGAGTATCTGGTGGTATGCTTAAACCTTTGATAACTTCTAATTGCTGTCTATAATTCAACCTGCACTTCCTCGTATGTTATAAAGTATCTATCATCTCTGTAAAAGCTATTGGCCTCTACTTTCATTAAATTATTATTTAGATAGTACGCTACGTTATTTTCTATTTTTTCTATTGTCGGCTCTGTCTCGAATGGTATTATTGCTACTGCTTCTATTCCTAGTCCTGCTAATCTTATTTTGTATTTTTTCATTGTCTATTCCGTTATCATACTTTTTGCTATTTGTCAAATCATATTCTCTGTTAGCCTCTGCAAGAGTCATATGTCGCAACCTATAACCTTTGCTCTTTAACTCTTTTATCTTTTGTGGTGACCAGTAATACATCTTCAGTCTATTTCCCATGTCTTTACCAATATTTCATCTGGCAATTTTTTCTCATCTTCCTCCTTATATTTTTTATACCACTTAGTATCTCTGCCATTTTGTTTACACCAGTTGTAATGGTTTTCTAATATTGTTCTTGCTTGATGTCCGTATCTTAATCTCATGCACCCACCTTTTCTATTACTTCAATTGTAAAGGGTTTAGCAATATTATGCTCGTTATAGCAATCGAATAAATCTATAAAATCTAATAGTTTATTATCCATATTATAATCTACATAAAGTTCTTTACTCCCAACGCACAAAGAAACATAATCCTCTGGCACAGAAACTTCGACATCATCTGTTTTATATTCTCTTTTTAATGCTAAAGCAATCGCACATTTATTGCAATCGCTTGGTACTCCATTGTTTATATCTTCTTGTGTAACCTCTATAAATCTAATCATAGTTTACCCTTTCTTTCTTTTCTAGTTTTATATGGTGTCTTATAAGAATGAAAACTTATATTACCTTTACGACTTATCCATTCTACATAGACAACTTTCGCATCTCCTACTTTTGATTGAAAAGAATTCATAGCTTTTTTTAAGCTAAGTGCTTTTATATCTTCTGCTTTACCCTTTGTTATAAATTTATATGTTATCATAGTTCCTCCCTTATATATCGTTTGAGTTCTTTGTCTTCTACATTATCTGGTATTTCATGCTTGTAAAATATTCTGTAGCTGTCGCTACCATACTTACCAATACCATGTAATTGTGTTGCATCTTCTCCATCCCATCTTAAATAATCCTCTGACATTCTCCAGATCCTCTGGGCCCTTACATTATGCATACCCAAAGTTTTAATCATCTTTGCTATCGTATCTCTGTCAGATTGTAATAGTGAAAAAGGCCCTGGAAATTTTTTAAAAAAAGCAGGTAATACTTTCTTAACTTTCTTACGGCCTGTCTGGTTTAAACATATGACACCCACCATGTGTTGCCATGCATTATCTACTTGTTGTTGTACCATTAAATCATCTCTCATTTTTTTAGTTCTATCCCATCTGCCTCTAGTTTATCTAGTGCATTTAATCCTTCGACAATACCTTGTGCTGTATAAATATTATCACAGAAACAAACTACATTTTGTTTTCCGTTTTGTAAATCAAACATCACGGCATTTTTTTTGGCATAGTAGTTACCTCTAAAAGTTTCAATAACTAACTGGCCTTTCGTTATACCATTACTTGCCTCTACAAAATCAATTAGATTTTTTAATGACTGCTCGATATCTTTTGACATGACATCTTGATAATCATTTATTATACTTCGTATCTCTACAACTATATTTTTTATCATTTTAATGTTCCTTATAACTTACTTGTTTAACTCTACGATCCCAACAAGCACGACAATCTTTACACTCCCCATCTTGTTTATACGCTGGGCACACTCTGCCTATTGGTTTTTTATCTTTGTGTACACCAGATGTCCACTTCCAAAATGTAGGTGGCTTACTATCTACTTTGATCGCTGATACACGCAAACATAAATTCTTTGGTACGTCTTCTTGTTTAATATCTTTTATAAACTGATACTCTCTTGTGGCCAACCAGTATCTTATATGTGGTGTCAACTCACACACCTCAAATATCTTCATCATATGTGCAAATGATTGTATATCTCCAGAGTCAAACCACCTGTGGTATCTCTTTGATTTTGTTAGGTTTTTATACTTTAAGGTCAATAGTTCTGCCATATAATCTACCCACTCTGGTAATTTTATTGCCTTACGTCTTATCTCATGTGCATCGTAAACATTTCTAAAAGCATAATGACCTTTAAGTGCATAACATTTATTACAGATAGTTCCAGGTATCTTTGCTAACTTACTACCTGTCACGCATCTCTTAGCTGATATACCCCACGCATACGAGGGCATCTTACTGGGATTAGATAGTGTGCCTATCTTTTTTTCTATTTCTTTAATCTTCATATTTTTAATTCTAATTTTCTTATTGCAAATCTTAATTCATCTTTAGTTAGCAATCCTGATTTCCATCTTACAGATAATTTATTATATAATTTTTGTATATGATCTCTAGTTGTGCCAACGTAATCACAAGTTATAGCACAGTCTTTTGTGTAAAACCAATTTCTTGCTCTCTGTACTTCTGCCAAAGATAAGTTGTGGCCCATACCTAATTCAAAGGCATCTTCAAATTTCTGTTGAATAACTGCAATCCATATCTTCTCTTCTGGAGATCTTGTTCTTGTTTCTGTAACTGCTTTTTCCATAATACCTCAATAACATAATTTTTTTCTTTGGTCAACATGACGCATTGAATTCTCATCAAATCTATGATAAGATACCCTGTCGTTGCAGGGGGGGTTAGTATATACCATTACTTATTAAATTTATTTATTATCTTATACGCTATGATGGCCCCTATAAATAGGCAAATCATATTGTAGGCAAACATACCTAGGCCATAACTTACTGTGATCATATTAATGTAAAAACTTTAAACCAAACTTAGCGTTGATTTCTTTTGTACTCATTAATATTTTTAGATGATTAAACTTAACTCTCTCAAACATAAATATTCTACTGCTGTTATCATCTTTTATTTTTTGTACCTTGTATATTTTTTTACCTACACTAAACCATAACAATCTAGATACAGGAATATTCCTCGGTGCTTTTTTAACAAGGTCATGCACAAGTATATTCTCATCTGGGTTTGTGGTTCTCTTCTTGCCTTTACGTTTATACATGGTGCCATCTAATTGTTTCCAAGTTTTTCTGTGTTTCAAATCAAACTTACCTACTCTGTAGCTACCATCTTTTTTTATAAATCCTGCTCGGATCTTCTTAGCTTTGGTTTGTGTCATCAGTGTTATAATAAAATCTGATACTTTACCATGCTGTATATCTGCGTATATCATATTTCCTCCGTTGATTAATTTTAAAGGGTGGTTAAGTAGTCGGTTGGTTTCCCACGATCCCCTTACATACCACCCCCGTCTTAGATGGGCCATAGTTAATTAACTTATAGTGATGCTCATCACATGGCCCACCCCCCTTGATCTGCAAAGTATTGTTAAACAGCCATTACAAAAAAAGGGCAACTTGTTTGGTTCTTATGGGGTCACGATTTACGGCTATTAACCTACGACCCAAATTACTACAAACAAACCTTAATTGTTATTATAGGTGAGAACAAGCATTTCTGCATCATCTATACTCACTTTGTCGGATCTAATCAAACAAAAAAGGGCAACCAAGTCTCCCTGGTTACCCTTTAGTTATAACACTTCAGATAGAGTTTGTCAATCCATCTTGATAGGATCTACCTCTGGCTTTTGTAACTCGGTCTGTGGTACAGGCTGAGTAGTCGGTAAGACTAATCTATGCTTGACCCACGTTGCCACGTCACTGTTCCAATAGGTAAAAGCCTCATGCAATTTTCTTATCTGATAGTTCATCTGCTGAGTAGGTTTCCCATCATTCTCAATCAGAGCAAGAATATTAATCGCATGTCTACG